TTGAATTTATTTGTAAAAAATAATTGCATCTCTTCTAATCTCTTATGATTTTCGATAGAAATTGTAAAACCAACAACAGGAAAATTCCTGTGTTGTTTTCTTTCTAATTTTGCTGATTCATCCATGTTTTTACTTCTCTCTGTTTCTGTTGATCCTCCAATCATAAGACTACATATAGAATCATCGGGATCTTTTTCATCGAATATGCTCTTTATTGTTTCTAAAATGTCATATTGGTGTTCTGTTAAATAAAGAATTGGTTTTTCTATTAATTTTTCTTTAACTTCATGATCAGGAATTGATAAAACGACTTTGCCTGCATCAAATATTTCTTTAAGTTCTATTTTTTTTACTGGTAATGGATCATTTTCTTTCATATCTGAAAATATCAAGTTTTCTTTATTCTCCTTACCAAATCTTATCAAACATCTAATTATAGAAGCAATATTAACTCCCTTGCCAACTTTATTTGTAGCTAACACAGTAAGATCCTCTAGAACAGAATATTCCTCATCTGTTATCTTACAACAAATTTGAGAGTTTTTCCGTTCTATTTTATGTCCATTTTGTTCTTCAACGGAAACATCATTTTTATCTTCTTGTTCATCAAATATTTCTTTAATATCTTCTTCTATTTCTTCTTCTTGTTGTTCCATTTTCTTTTCATCTTGATATCCATTATCAATCGCAATGTTTAAAGTATCTTTCAACCATTTATCTAGATCCTCCTTTTTAAAACGTAATTCTCCTAATAAATAAAAATGAGGAACGTTATTTGATTTTATTTGATCTGTTATAATACTTTGCTTAACTCTTAAATACTTTGAAGCATCATTTAATGTAAAAATTTTACTCATCACAATTCCTTATTTCTTTCTTTTGTTTATTCTTTTTTCTTCTTTTTCACACCCTCTGCCCATTTCAACCAATTACGCATATCTAATGATAGTTGTATAGCCTTGAGTATAAACTCATGAACTGTAATTCCATCCTCTTCACAAACCTTCTCGATATTTTTATACATTTTCCTTGGAATTTCTACTTCAATGCTTACAATACCTTTTTTTTCCAACTGCTCATCACGATCATTACTGCATAACTTCTTAAATTCGTCTTCTCTTCTTGTGCCATTCTCCTTAGCAAGTTTGTCGGCGAGCTCACACCTATACACCATTTCGTCTGCATTTGGATAGCCAAGGTCATGCCAAACGCTTATTCCACCCTTTGTGATCTTAAGGTCTTTGTCTTTCTTCTTTTTTTCCATTTTCTTCCTCAAAATATAACTTAACAATGTCATCTATCATAAACAGAAGATCGTTCATATCATCGCCTTGAGTCACAAGATTCGGTAGGTCAAGACATTCTGCCCAATAGCCTTTCTTAACTTTATGGAGTTTCCATTGGTATCCTTTAATGATCTTTATCATGCCACTGCCTGCTCATCACTTACCCTTGGGGTTGGTTTCTTTACAAAAAGTAGCAGCCATATCCAATGCACTAAGTACAAAATCAGCTAGGCTCATTTTATCTCTAGTGCATATTATATGAATGTCTTTATATAATTCTGGTGGTATATTGAATATTGCAATTGATTTATCATGGTCGGAAATGAGGATTGATTTGTAGTCACAGTTGACTTTGACAGTTTTCTCTTTCTTCCTCACTCCTCACCTTTGGGCTTGGTTTCTTCGGTACTCAATCTGGATAAAACTTCGCTAACTTGATCTAGTATATGGACTATTTCCCCCTCCATCTTCTTTTGATGTTCTTCCGATTTTCCCTCTAAGGTTTTCAAACCTGCGTTTATGTTCTCCTTTAGGGCATCAAAGAAATCATCTTCTATGTCAAGTTTCTTAGTTGCCGCAGCTATATCCCAAATAGCATGAGCAACACCTCTGCGGACCGCCCAATACAGAAGCTCATGGGTATTTTGATTAAGTGGATCCATAATTTTTCCTATATTCTATTTTTCGCTCATACCCTTTCCTCATTCCTCATCCTTGGGGCTGGCTTTTTCATCTTGTTTAAAAAATTCTCTTATCCAATTTTCTATTTCATAAATTGGAAAATCATCCGCATATTCTTTATCTGTTTTCAAATTAATAAATTTAATTAATTCTTCTATTTTCTTCTTCACCCCTCACTCTCTTCATAATATACCCAAGGTTTGTCTTCGCCCACGTCCCGCCCTTCTTTGTCTTAATGCCCCTTTCGTTCAATATTGGACAAATCTTCCTAATAGGTATGCCAGACTCATGCATCCTTAAGATTTCTTCAATGATCTCTTGTTCCCTTTCGTCCTTCTCCAAGTGCATCCCATCAGACGCCTTCCTCCATCCATATGGAATCTCACCATATACCAAACCCTTGGACTTTTTGTCCATTAAAGCACGATGAGTACGTTCGCCACAATTCAATCTTTCGAATTCACTTACCACGTCCCTCATTATAACTGCAAGCCAATTATGGGCATTCATTTCAAGGTCGCCTGTTCCATCACATGTGAAAATACTTGCTTTCTTCTTTTTGATAATCTTGCCTATTTGAATCAGTAAATCGACGCTTCTTGCAATCCTGTCCCGACAGACACAAAGTAAAACATCATCACGTTTAAGCGATTTGAGTGCAGCATCCAGCCCCGGTCGTTTGTTTAAGCCAAGTTTCCCACTTATCCCTTCATCCATGAACCATTCAGAGATAGTCCATCCTTTGCGTTGGGCAAACTCCTCGCAAGTCCATATCCTGTTTTTACTTGTTGATCTGAACTAACCCTAAGATACGCTATTATTCGCATAAACCCTCCTAATGAATAGGAAAGTGTACGGGAATCAAAGAATAACTGCAATGACTGAGGGAGATGTATGAAAATCGTACATAGGTATGTATGAAAAACCTACAGCTCGGAGGCTATAGGTTTCTACTTAATGTAGGGATAATGACCCCAGCGGGATTCGAACCCACGTCATCAGAGTGAAAATCTGATATCCTAAGCCAGTCTAGACTATGGAGTCAATTAGGAAATGTGTATGCCAATTATATACTTAGTATATAATTGGCTAACCTAAATCTCGTTCCTCGCCTTCAACACCTCTTTCATTCTTTCATGCATGGCATTGAGGAATTCCTCTCTTTGTTCCTTGAGCTTTGCAGACAACAAAACAGAGAGATAAGCAGAGATAATACCATTGAAGATACATATGAGAGGTAATTTTGAGTCATGTTCCTTGATCTTGGCATTCAAGGTGTCTATGATAGCATTCTGCATCTCTTTTATCCATAGATCAATTTGCTCATTGCTGTATTCAACTAGCGGCGCTTCTTCCTTCTTTTCTTCTTCCATACATCTCCTTAAGTTAAATAATTTGATTTCCCATTCACCCAAGAATACAAATATCTACATTCCTTTGAGCAAAATGGATTCTTGGTACCTATAAACATTTTCCCACAATGCTTGCAATGCAATTCTCTTTCCTTCTCTGCTCTTTTCGCCCAATACTTTCTTCTCCTCATCTCGCGTTCGTAGTCTTGCAAACATCGTTTGGAGCAATATGTCTTAAAAGATTTACTTGTGAAGAAATCTTGCTCGCATTGCTTGCATTTCTTGATATTTCTCAATAGTACTCCCTTGGATCTCTGAATGGTTCGGGCAAGTTAGGTCCTATACCCCTTGATTCGTTGTAGGCTCGATCAATGTCATGTGCTGATAAGGAGATATGTGGTTTGTTGTAGAAGTGACTGTAGACAGCGTAACGCAAGGCGTCGATGGTATGGTCATTCTGTTTTAATGGTTTGTCAACGCCAGTCATGGCGCACTTGGAATCCCACACATAACTCTGAATATCCTTGATCAATTGCTCACAGTGGCGACAAATTTTCAACGTTCCTTTATTGAAAAAATCTCCCAAAAGTCGTATACCATCCAGCACTTCATTTTCAGCGTCATAAATGTTAGGTATATCATGTTTCGCGCACTCGAGTTTGAAACTTGCTGCACTAGGGTCAATGTAAATGGCTCGCAAAGGCTTGCCAACAATGAACTTCTTCAAGTCCGCAGCGTATTCGTTGTCCGTCTTTTGTCTCTGGTGGGCTTTAGAATCGTAAAAATAAACATCGTCAACCCATATATTAGGAAACTTACTTAGATTGACTGATATTGACACGAAAGAGGTGGGGTTGTTCGTTCCATAATCTACCCCCACCAAAGTATACTGAGGGTTGCCAGGAGGGAAAGGAATAACGCAAGTAGAGCAATCGAAAGTATCAAATACAGCCCCCTCGGCCATGACCCACAAGCCCTCGATGAATCGCTGATACCAAAGACCTTTATATTGTCTCCGAAGGTAGGCCATGTCTTTTTTCGTAAGTGCTGGATTGTCTTCAAGTTTAAATTGCCACGACTTAACGTCGGAATTGTTCTCAAGGTAGTCTCTCTTTAGCCAATGATATGGCGAGTCGGGGTTAGTGGTAACAAAGATACGTGCATCCTTCATGGCGCATCGACTGATTAGCATTTTGAACACTGACTCGGGGATTATGCTTCCCTCATCCACGTACGCCCCACTGAACGTAGGTCCTCGAATTTTGCATTCTGCAGTAGAGTCGTCCGCGCCAATAACAAAGATTGTTTTACCCCATATGTTGAGCTCTCTCTTGCCAGCATAGTAATGTGCGTCTGCACCAATCATTCTTGTGAGTGTTGGTAACACGTTTCGCTTGAACGTATCGTAGGTACGCGTAATGATACAGTACTCGCCAGCTGGACCTTCCATGAGCTCTTTCAAGAATCGCCACAAGGAGATGTAAGTCTTCCCTGAACGAACAGCACCTTCCCATACGTTGATTCGGGCTGTGCTTTCGTGTAGAGAAATTAACTGCTTATCGCTGAACAATCGCTCTTCTCCTTAAATGAACATACATGATCATCATGAGAGGGTGAGGAATAATGTCGTTTGCATATGGAACAAAACTCCTCATATTTGATATCTTTACTGTATTCAATCCATTTTTCATTTGTAATGATAGGCCGGAACGTCTCTGTTTCGTTTGTCATGGCAAGTTATCCAACAGTTTGGTTGTTCCGTCAATCTCGAGCTTGACGTCAGCTGTTTTTTGATCAAGTCCTGCGGGAGTCATTTCCTCTAAACGCCTAAGAAACTCTCGAGCCTCAGGCTCAACGGTTGACAAACGTATCTCGTCACGTTGGCCAAGCAAGTGCTTCCCAAGCCATATAAGCATGGTTGGGTTGCCTTCCATGGCTCGCTTGTATTGGGCGTGACGTAAAGAGGCCTTGCCTTGCTCACGCCCTTCCTCGATAACGTCAAGATATTTAGATCTTATGAGACTGTAAGAACAACCCATCACCCTTGCTACTTCTTGGTTCGTACAATGAATCTTGCCTAGCTCTCGTATCTGTCTAACGTCAAGTTCAAGAGTTGTTGTGCCAAGCTCTTCCTTGCCCTTCTTCTTGTATGATCGATACTTCCTCTTAGCCTTCATTCCATTGCAATCATTGACTGGGTTCTCGCTTGTCCACTTCCTTTTACGTCCACACTTAGCCATTAGAACGGAACCTCGGGAGACTTAGGCTTGCCATTGATTGCAGCTGTAAGCTCACGTATTGCAATAACAACCTCAGTCATTGACTTAGCTAGTTGTTTGATGTCCCATGCCATGAACTTGAGGCTAAGTTCTGCAGGGGGCGTTGGTTTGGTTTCATTTGGTTGCATTACTTCATTCCTTTCTTTTTAGGGAGTTTGATACCAGACTTGCGAGCTTCACTCATTGCTATTGCTATTGCTTGCTTGCGTGACTTCACAGCTGGCCCTTTCTTGGAACCACTGTGCAGTTCGCCTTCTTTGTATTCGTGCATTACCTTCTCCATCTTTGCAGATACTTTCTTCTTCATTCCATATCCTCATAGTTAGGGCATGTGTCGGGGCAATTCACCCTTATGCCTACGTTAATAACCTTTCCAGTCACTAAAGCTTTCTGGTGATAGCTCTTGTTCTTCTCAAGGAATCTAAGCTCATGTTCAGAGAGAGTAAGTTCCCAATACTGTTCGTCGTCCACGGTTTCACTAATAACAATCATTGTCTTCCCAAGCTATTGGATTTATATTTTTACTTTGTTCCTTCATCTCCTCATAGTCCGCTACTTCCTTCTCGTTCAATGGCGAGAAGCTAATGAGTACATGTGGATTGTCTGCATACTTCTTTTGGGCATGCAGATCAACCACCTGTGCGTCGTCCATGTATATAACGTCAGTCATGCAATCCATGTAAAACTTGACTAGATTATCCACATCGGGCTTGTGCATCGCTGAAATGAGCCCTAGGTTCATCTCACGACGCTTTTTCTTGGAGGTGGATTTTGGTATCGGAAGGTAGAAGATTATGTTCATGTGGATGGGCACAGTTAGAATTGCGCCTCCATACTGTCCCCTAAGCAACCATTTGGTTTGTGCCTTCTCCTTTTTCTGTTGATCGTACACAAAAATATGTGAGCCCCGTTTTGCATATCCAGGTCGTTTCCATGGTATAGGTAAGGCACAGATATCAAGAATTTCCAAGCGGTTTTCCTCGTAAAATTCGAGAGATACAACACAAAGTAATTTATTACAAATTCTTTTTTCTTTTTATGCTTGTGTTAAATAGCTTAAATGGTTTAAGCTTATGCTATCGAAAAACCAAAGGAGATTAGATATGGAGACAGATTTAAATAAGTTTGGAGCTCGGGAGCTGAAAATGGCTTCACGGCTTTTGGAGGAGTATGCAAATGGCAATTGCCCGGAAGATTTTGAGCAAGAAGGTATTTATATTGCTGTGAATGAGGAATCTGGTAATGTATTTCTTGTTAACGATAATTTACAAATTGCCATGATTAATGTAGACAAGCTTGAGACTTTCTACATTTGTTGCGAATGTGGAAAAGAAGGATTCGCAAATGAAGGCTTTACTTCGAAAGATAAAGAATTATGTGATACATGTTTAAAGGAGAAAATCTAAATGGAACACGTTTCAACCTTCCAAGAGTTAGTTGGAAAGTCCTTCAAGCACCAAGGAACACGATACTATATCAAAGAGCTTCCCTATGCAGGCTCAAAAGAAGATTGCTTGTATGAAGTGTGGGCGTACACATTTGATGATAGCGATTGCATTTTAGTAGGGTGGTTCGATGAAAACCCAAATGATTTTATGTTAGCTTATTAAAACAAACACAAAGGAGATAAAATGAGTGAAGAAATCAAACCCGGCTACGATAGGGTATCCCAAATTCTCAAACCTTGGTGGAAGCAATCTTTCGCCAAGGTGGATGAATCAGTCATTGAGCGCAAGCGATTGATAGGTGAGGAGGTGCATTCAGCTATCACATGCCATATCGATGGGTATGGCTACCCCTTATCAGATAGTGCACAGCCCTACTTTGACAGCTGGCTTAGGTGGTACGACACAATCAAGCCCATCGTAGTGAAGAACGAACAAAGATATTATAATGATTCTCTCAAGATAACAGGGAAGGTGGACACTGTTATAAAACTTGGAGACGATCTTATTGTTTGCGACTGGAAGAGCACAGCTTCACAAGAAAAGAAACTATGGACCATGCAAGGGGCAATGTACAAAGATCTTTTGCATGTTAATGGAGTGCAAACCTTAGATCAGTGCATGTTTGTAAAGCTTGATAAGCAAGGGGAAATGCCCATGATATGCAAGTACGATATCACCCCAAGGGTGAAGCAACAGGCTATGGCTTGTATCATGGCTTACAAATATTTCAAAGACGAATGACGTTGTCTTAATTGTATTAAATGTGTTAAGCTATTCAAAACAAGAAAGGAGGAAAAATGGAAGTGACAAAGATTAAAGTAAGGAAGGATAAGGGCTCATGGTTTTACCCAGAATGCCCTATTTCGCGATGGGTTGTAAGGGTGAAGAAGACTTACAACAAGAATATCCAAACCCTCAGCCTTGAAAACCTATTGTGGGCTCAAGATGAAGGCATGGAGATTGAATATATTGGAGAGGAAAGCCTAATTTTAGAAAACATCGGCGCGAAGAAAGTGAGTGAAGACTAAATCCTAAGCGATACTACTTCAAGGGAGGTATCGCCTAGGCAAACATTAACCACAAAGGAGATTACATGTTTACCCAAAATTTACAACCATCTTGCGAATTTTTGCAAGGGGAATCTAAAACCAACCTTGATTATCTTGGCGAGCTATGGATTTTGCATGAAGAGATTTTCATGCTCAAGCTAAAGATAGCTCGCCTTGAGGCCAGCAATACGTTACAGGATGTGCGTATAAAGGCTATGCAAATTTTCCCTATTATTTAAAGAAAGAAAATCATATTTTTACAAAAAAAGGAGACCATATGGCGTTGTCACAAAGTAATTATTTTAATCAAGTGCAAAATGAAGACGTGTATCAAAAGCTATCAGAGTTTACATCGCACGTTGAATGGGCGGTGCAGTTGGCTGTCAAGGTTGTTGTAACAGACAAAATTTCGGCTGGAATTGCCATTAATGTTGTAGCTGAATCTAGAGGGATAAAGAAGAAGATAGATTCAACACGAAAGGAATTAGGAGAGCCAGCCAAGAAGTTTCTTGCAAAGCTAAAAGACATTGCCGATGGATTTACAGATAAGCTGGAACAAATAGATCAATCCATATCCAGCAAGGTAGAGGCATGGAAGAAGCTTGAGAGCCAAGCAGAGATGAACAAAGATCAAGCAGCATTTTTCAGCGAGGAATTTGGGGTTGAATTGAATCCCTACATGCCAGAAGACACTTCCAAAATCAAGTCGGAAGGCGCCACTGCGTTTGAACAAACAGTACAAACATTCGAGCTTGAAGATATATCAAAAGTACCTATGGAGTACTTGTGCGTGGACGAAAAGAAGGTTAAACTAGCATTGAAGCTAGGCATTTCTTCCATAGCAGGACTTAAGATCATATCAGAGACAAAAACCATCATAAGGAGTAAGTAACATGAGTATTGTGCAAACAAGAGAAGAACCAATAAAACAGCTTTGTGAGGCAATGGCAAAGGCTTTTGTAGAAATAGGTGGTGCGGTAACAGACAAAACGAACCCGCATTTTAAATCAAAGTATGCCAGTTTAGGGAACGTTATTGACGCAATCAAGCCAGTAATTACGAAATACGGCTTGTGGTTTTATCAAGTAATTCACCAAGTAACAGGGTGTGCAGCCGTGGAAACTGTTATCATTCACAGTTCTGGTGAAAAGATTTCGTGTGGCGTTATGTCTGTACCAATAAGCAAAAATGACGCTCAAGGCTATGGTTCGGGGCTTACTTATGCTAGAAGATATAGCTTATCCTCTGCATTCGGAGTGGCACCAGAGGACGATGATGGAGAAGAGGCATGCAAACCTACTAAAAAACCTATACAAGTTAATAAAGTAGAAATCCCTGCAGAGCTTGTGGAAGAAGAGCTTTTCTATCTTGACAACGTCCAGATATATGAGCTTGCAGAGGAAATGGCTAGTAAAACAGAACTGAATCCCTCTGATTTACTTGTCTACTTACGTGCAGCGGAAAAGAAATGCATTGCTGAGATGAAAAAGCCTTTTGGGCCCGTCTATAATTTTTGGATGAACAATCCACCTAAACTTGTTGAATCATACCAGAGATGGCTTGAGAAAGCTAAAGTGGCTTGAGTGAATGATTTTCTTTGAAGTATAAGACTTGAAAGGATAGGATTGAATTTTTATCAACCTTAAAAACAAAGACCCGGACTTCTGCCAAGATTTCCCGGGTCTTTTTAAGCGGAGAAGCTTATGCCCCAATCTTATACCACTCCTTCAAATTCAGGCAAGTCTTTTCAGAAAAAAAGATCAAGCAAAGACATTTTGCAATTTAAGATCAGGAAAGGTAAGGTTTGGGAAATACTAGAAATCAGAGAGCCCCACAATCGGCAAAGATTAAGGCTCTCCAATAAAGGATCATAACATGACTCAATCTTATAACACTCCATCAAATAAAGCAGCAAGAAAAAACGAAAAGAATTCAGAAAAAGAAATTCTTGATAAAAAAACTCCAGACTTCCTTGAAAATAATTACAAATTTCCTTTCCCCAACCATACTCAAACACCGAACGATTTTTTTGACTACATAGTCCCAATGCTTAAAGAAGGTGAGCTTAGAATTATGCTATTTCTCATTCGTCAAACATACGGATGGCATAAAAACTGGGAAAAGATAACGTTCGAACAAATCGCAAAAGGCACAGGAATGATCAAGCGTACCTGCATAAGCACAATAAAAAGTTTGACAAAGAAACGCTTAATAGAAAAAAGACAGGAAGGCCCTGTAAACCATGTAGAAAACTATTATCATATTTGCATGGAAGATGATTCAAATAATGTTTCGGAGTGTTTTAAAAACACCCCTGGGGAGTGTTTTAAAAACACCCCTGGACGTAGAGCCCTAAAGAAATACGAAAGATATTCTAATATACAGGTAAGTAGTAGAGAAGTTGATGAACCTAAGAATCCCGAAACGCCTCCTTCGTCGGCTTCTACTACTGCTTTTTCAAAAGTGAAAAAGAAGGGCAAGCAACAAAAGCCACAAATCTGGCTTACAGATCATCAAAAAATGACATTGAGGGATAAGCTTGGTGATAAAATGGCAAATGCAAAAATCAAAAATGCAGAAGATCTCATGCGATCTGAACCAACTGCATATACCAACAAAAGTCCTTATCAAGATATCCTTGACTGGGGATTGAAGGACCAAAAGAAAAAATCTTCTAGATTTATCAAAAAATCAGACACGAACGAAAAATCCGAGAAAGAAAAATCTCTTGAAGAAGTAAAATACTTCATGGAAGTCTACAAACCACCCGCGAAAGTTTTTCGATGGGATGAAGGAACAAAAACAGCTGAAATTTACATAATCTCAACGAAAAAGTTTGAAAAATTGAGTTGCGACGATCCAGAATTTAGAAGAAAATTATATGAATGGAATGAAAGTTTTAGGGTAAAGAAAAAATGAAAAAGACAAAAAAAGACAAAATTTCAATAAAGCAAATGAAAGAAGATTTTGAAAATGGAGCAACTATTCAAAAGGCTCCTGGAAGTCTTACTGATTTTGAAAAATTACAAATCAGTGCTGATTGGTATGGGTATAAATTAGTAAAGAAAAAAGAAGGAGAAGGAGTTGAAATCAGAAGGTCTCCATAGAATGATTCACAACGCCTTTAAAACGCCTTAGAATCAATTACTATGTGGTGGCCTGGGCAACCATACAGCTAATGAAGATAATTGAACCTAGCGAGGTTTAGATGGCAAGAATCATAATGAGAAAGGATAAGGCTAATGGGCCTCTCGCCATGGGTAAAAAAATCACCTTTTCTAATTTTCAATCATTTAGTAAACTGGTTAACGATGGTTGGGCTGTTAACTTAAGAGGACAAAAGAGGGTAAAAAAATGGAAGAACATAAAGACATGACAGAAAGTTTGAAAGATCTAGTGGAACATATAGCCGAAATTGAAGCTAAACTGTCAGAGAGACAAGAGGCCGAGAAAAGAGTTAATGAAGGAATTGGAGTGTTTTCTGGGGCATTGGATGAGCTGATCAATATCTCTGGAAATATGGAGGACAAAGAAAGTCTAAGAATTGTATTAAATTGTTTAATATTGAAAATAGCTGAATTGAATTTTAGATACCATCCTTACCCTATTACTTTTATTGAAGAAGTATCCAAGGCAATGCGTAATTTTACAGATAGCAAATTGGTAAAAATAGATAGAAAAAATCTCCCTAAGGATGAAGAACATGGAGAAGATGATCAAATATAGATTTCCTCATCCCAATATCCAAATATTCTTGCAACAAGATAGACCGCTGTCAACATTCCCAATGTTACAAAAAATCCACACATAAAAGCGTACCATATCTCATCTAAGCATTCAAGAAAAGCTAGATACAACATTTTCTCACCTCATACTAATTTTCTTCCTTGTACAAAATTTGTCTTAATGCTACAACATTTTTCTCAACATATTTTGAAATAAGGAGGAGTATGCCTTGCCTACAAAAAGACATGCGCAGTCAAGTGTTGGACATTTTTCAAACTAGTCAGGCAGCTGATTTATTGTATAAACTAAATTTTGATATTAGAAAATATAGCAAAGCAAACTTCAATTTTCTCATGACTGATTTAAACATGTTCTTGCACGGACTGAATAAAAACTATTCTATATACGATTCATTTGAACAATTAAACAGCATTGACATAATGTGCTTTTTTGAACCCTGGCTGATAAGATTTTTGGAAAAGGTGTTGGAAAAAAAGCAGTCGAATGGTAAGTTTCTGGAAAAACCATGATGGAGGTTTTATGCGCTGGTTCTTCCTTTTGGCTCTATGCTGCTTTTCCTTCTTTGGCCCTCTCCACAGTGGCATAGAGTCTTCCTTCAGTCAATGCAAGCATAAAAAACACCTCAATTTTGTTGAAGGGGTAGATTTTATGTACATGATCAATCTCAAAAAGAATATTGACACATTTCGAAGCCACAAGACTGAGTTTAACAAATATGATATTATCCCCTACAGATACAACGCACAAGACCCATCGTTACTAAGCTACAAAAAGGCTTTGAATCTTGGAGTGAGGGGCTCTAGTAAGTGTTCGAATTTTGATGCTTTGGTAGTAAAGAGAGATTTAGTCAAATGGTTTTTCTCTCATAAGATTATTAGGCCAAAATTTACTCCAGCGCTAATGACTAATGAAGACAAGACTTATTTCCATCCATGCATGAATAAAGAGAGCATCTCAAGAGACTTGGATTATTTGTCAATTATAAGCGATGCATATAAAAGTAAGTATAAGGTTGTTTGGGTAATGGACGATGCTGTGAAGATAGCAAGCGACCCCAATCGTATAGAAGGCTATTTGCTTGACCTACAGTCGATTGATAGGCGGTGGGACGTATTGTATACAGACCCCCTAGAGCAAACTGAATCTTGGCCGACTGGTGCAGAAACTAATATGATCTCAAGGCCAGATGTGAAGTTAAATTATGATAAGCCAGAGTTTGATCATGAGACAGGTTTGCACATTTCAGAAAAGATACTTCAGATTTATACAAGAAGTAAGGCTGAGTCATTTCTAATTAGTAAGCATGGAATGAAAAAGATATTGACTTATTATCATAAGAATCACTTCTTCATTCCATTTGCTACAGAACTTCCTTTGATCCCTGGGATCAAGGCTTACGCAACGAATGAGCCAATAGTTACTAGCTCTTCTTGGTAATGCCTTCTACCACAGCATCAACAATTTCATCAGCTGTCTGCCCGCTCTGGATTACTGGGGCGGGTTGTGATGGTCCTGTGGCTGAAGATTGTGAAGTCTGAACAGGAGAAAGCTCTACATCTTGGCCAGATTCTTTTTGTATCACTAGTTCGCAGGCTTCTTCTACTTTATTCTCTGGACCCCAAACTATATAGCTTACATATCCAACTAAAGCAGCAACAGAAATTATTGCGGCAGTTAAAATTTCATATCAAGTTTTTAAGATGTTTAATGGATTTGGGATAGTGAAATTTGGTTCCGCATCAGTTTTTTGATCCTCATCCACGATATCTGAACCTGAGCCATGGGCTTGGGTTACTGTGTAGCTTAGGGTACACCCTGTCAATAGAAAAGTTGACATTACAAGTAACATGACTAGCCAAAGAACTGATATCGGAATTACTCTTTTAATCATATAAATCATTTTCTATCCTTCAATAAAATTTAAGCAAGGCTATCACTTATAAAATAAAATAATTGAATCATTATATAATTATCGTTCGCTGCGTTCCCTGATATTTCTGTTGCATTTGGATTTTTGATCATTATTCCTTGATTATCTACATCGCCTACAGATACGTTGAGTTTAGAACCGGATGGAGAAACGCCAAACATACTGTTAGTTTGTATTAATGTACTATTGGGAACTATTGCTGCTCCAAATATATTTACCGAATCTCCAGTATAATAAACACCTATTGATTGGCTTGCGGCTGCTGTAAAAACATTGCTTCCTCCATAAACATATTTATAACAGCAACTTATTACACTAATAATTTTATTAGCTCCTGGAGCGTTTATTAAGGTAATAGGAGTTCCATTGATTGCTTTTATTTCTTGAGAAGTGATCTTCCTTTTTACTGATAGAACTTGTACACCAGAACTAGGTATTGGTTGAAATGTCGGCGCAACCCCTGCCCCATTCGAGGTCAACACTTCCGTGGTATTCCCCACAGTCGTTGTGACTACCCTTGTCCCATCAAAGTAGCAAACCCCATCAGTGTTTGTCATTGAGGTTGCATTCGTACCGCCCTTGGATATCTCTACAGGAACATTTGAGTTCCAGGCGTTATTTGTTGGCATTTATACCCTCCGATTGATTTAGGCCCTAAGCGATTGTTATATTACCTTGCACACTTCTTGCATACCACAAAAGGTTAGCGACCAAACAAACTAAAGTTATTGCATCAAAAGCGTTGGTACTCGCAATCGACCCGCCGGCACCAAGTGTCGAAGCCGAACTTCCTATGAAGATCCTTTGGTTTGCTGCCTGCACAACGTTCCATGAACCTTGCATCCCCACTATGGCAATGGTCGCTCCCACAGCTGAAGTTGCTGGCAAGGTGAATGCAATTGCTCCACCAGCGTTTGAACCATAGCCATTATTTACAGCCATGTTGGTCGCACCAGCCTCAACAGTCCAAGTCATCCCACCACCGACCATGTCGATTTGGATTGACCCAGCTCCGTTTGTTATAGAGACGCCCGTACCAGGGGTAATAGCTGCTGCAACTGGAACAACACCTGTACTGCCAATGACCAATTGACCATTTGTTAGGGGACCAAGACTTGTGATGGCATTGGACGCTCCACCAATTAAGGGAGAATATTGGGTTAGGGTGATGGCAGTGAACGTACCTGCTCCATCATATTTTGGTATCCCAACGGCGTTAAGGTTAATCGCGTTATTTGTTGGCATAATTTATCCTTTAAGTTAAATGACTGTAATGTTTCCAATTGAATCTAATACTTGGAATTCACTATTCGCAGTTACGCAAACTAACTCCACAGTATCTTTTATATGGGTTGCAGTAAGGCTACCACCAACCCCTACGGATGTTGTGTGGTTTCCTAAAAAGATGGATTGAAGAGCATTCTGATTGAGCACCCACAAGTTTCCATAGCCTGCTATCTGAAATGTGTCTCCAACATTAGCAGCCGCTGGAAGGAGGAAATGAACTACCCCAGCTCCTTTGGCTATGTAACCATTTTCAGCCACCAAACCATTAGGGTTTGTAGCAGAGATGACCACGTTCCATATGAAACCACCAGAGGTGTTGCTGATCTGGATAGTGCCTGGCCCATTTACAATTCCTATGCCTGGCCCTGCTGTGAGGAAATTTGCCCTGATATATGGAAATGCTGTGGATGCAATAAGAACCTTGCCATCCACATTCATTTGGTTGACTATTGGGTCAACACCTCGAGTATCAATCCCGTGTGCGAAAAACGCGCAATCATTGTCCCAACCTGGCATATTAAACCCCCATCTGTACAGTTGTGGCCTTCCAATTAATCGTGAGGCCAATTGTTCCAAGTACTCTTATGATGGCTGAATTTCCTACCACCACGAAATTCGCATCCCCTGGAAGTAGGGTGGCTTCTTCTGCATTGTATTTATCCTGAGCAGAAACAAGCGTTCCAACCACTCCATTTGTTCTTGCAACGCCTATTAGGTTATACCCACATCCAGCTGGCGTAGTTGCCTCGAATCCCACAATCTTCGCCTCAACTATCCATGTGGTTGGCACTGCACCAAGATTGATGGTGATAATGTCTGCTGTGACTGCCCCAATTGTTTGAGCTGTGGCTTGTGTCAATCCATCCAATGTGAAAATGATGGTGTTATTTACGGGCACGCCAGTTGAGGTTAGTCCAGGCCCTGTAACCAAATAAATAGTTGACGTTCCATCTGCTGAGACTGCTCCACCTACATCACCTGTGATGGTTTGGACGGGTCCGGGACCAGGGGTTACAGGAGGTGGAAGGATCGTAATTTGTGACATTAGATACCTCCATCAGCATAGATAACCTCTATCCAAACGTTCCCTTGTGTAGGAGCTCCCATTGCTGTTTGTTTTAGGTAAAATACGGTCCCTTTTCTTTCCATAAGGCCGTCGTCTCTAACTTTATTGGTTGTCCAATCAAAGACCCTGGCTGAACCAGCGGCTATCCTCATTTCATTTTTTCTTAAATCTGTTGTGATATACACATCAGCGTCAGAGGTATTGTGAATTGTTATCAGCCTTGCATAATCAGTTGTGGCAGGGCCAAGGGCAGCATAAGCCGCCCCTATCCCACCAAAAGCAATTTCTCTAAGAGCTTCGAAGGCAACTATTCTTCCGTAAGCCATAAGTCACCTCCTTATGGTTGGAAGCCGATTTTGATACTATTCCAGTTAATAGTCCCTGGAGCTCCCAAACCAAATACATGTGTCCACCAGAAGTGAACTACATCACCGGCATCAAATGTGAAAGCTTGGGTTACTGCCGGAGCGATACCATCAATGGTGAAGGTGACTACACCAGCTGCTGAAACCAATACTCTAAGTGTATGGGTTGCGTTATCTACCCAGGCATCCGTTGTGTCTGTGGAGATCAATCCACCAGTATTTAACTGAGTTTGGATAATCGCTTTCCCTGTTGAAACAAGGTTGTCAATCCCAAATCCCACAAAGTCTGTGTAGTTGGTATATGTCGCATCATTGGCTTGTGTTTTCCTAAAACCAAAGTACGCAGGTTCAAGTCCAGAAACGTCAGCGGGAGTGAACGACAGTTCTGCAAAGAATGCTGGAGACGTGCCAATCGTATAGCTTAATGGAGAATTTGCTCTCACTGCTCCAGCGTTTATCTCGTATCCTTCTGTAGCTGTGAGATCTCCACTAATCAAAAGGCCGGTGGCAGTCATCCTGGGGGCTATAATTGTTTCACCAGCTCCTTTTACAAACTCTTCCAATATAAATCCTTCTTGGAAATGCAAAAGGTTTACATCGCCAGTTGCTCCTGTTGGCGCAGCACCTGTGTTTGCCAAGCTTTGAACAATGGGAGAAGATTGGAAAGTAACGTCGACTCCACTTCTGGTTAAAAACTCAGCATCAATTTCTTTTACTGTCCCAGTGACTGTGATTCTTCCAGTACCAGACCTAATAACTGTTGGCGAAGACCCAGTTACAGAACCTACTGTGGTGGTATGGTCAGTGGCATTGGAGGCAATATTAGCTGCACCAGTACCACAATTTATAACCGTACTTGAAGTCAATGTCGCCGACCCTAGGGTGACAGTTCTTGTTCCGCCCGTCCCTACGTTTACTGCGAAGTTAGCAGCATCTTGTCCTATACTAATTGCAGCTCCAGATGAATTGAGTTCCAGCACGCCTACAGCATCCAAGGTTATGGGAGCTGCTGCCCCTACTGCATTTGCTGCAAATCCACCTGTTCCAGTTGTGACTAAAACGCCCCCAGCTGCATTTGACGATGTGATTTGCACCGCGTCTGCAACTGCTTCACCACCAGATACAATGACAGATCCTGCGGTTGAGGAAACGGTAAAATCGAAAGCTCCTGTCGTTGTTAAGTTGGAGGTTCCAGCTGAATCGATTGACAGAACCCCAGTAGTGGCAACATCTATACCAGCTGTGCCGGCATTGACGTCAATTCCACCAGCTGCATTTGAAGCTATTATGCGTACGGCATCTGCCGCAGCTTGGGAAGAATCAAGGTTCATTTGCAAAGCTACATTTGTATCCAATCCACCAGCTACTGACAATATCCTGACTGCATCGGCAGCGGCTTTTTCTGAGTTGAGGATAAGTCGTCCCAGAGTAGAAGAACATGTCAGGTCGAATGCCCCTGTTACTGTGAAGTTGGAAGCTGCGCCAGCATCAATTCCAATAGCTCCAGTTGAGTCGATATCAATCCCTCCAGTTCCAGAGTTCATATCGATCCCACCAGCTGCATTGGATGCGTTGATTGCTATTGCATCTACGGCCGCTTCTGTCGCGGTAATGTTGACTGATCCGCCTGTTGATGCAAGAGTAAGGTCTGCCACGCCCGTGACAGTAAAGTTGGAGGCTGTAGCACTATCAAGGGAAATCCCTGCGGCTGAATCAATGGACATTGCCCCTGCCGAAGCTGAACCAATAGCTACTGTATGAGCAGCCGCTCCAGCACCAATAGCAATTGCCCTAGCAACGTTTCCAGCACCAATATTAATCGCATTTGCAGCATTGTCCTGGCCGATATTGACCACACCAGCTGTTTGAGTCAAAGCTCCAGTTACAGTCATGCCAGCTAAAGCACCAAATACCCCAAGAGAGTTGACGCTCCAGACCTCAGCCGTTGCACTGTTTGTTATAGACAGTTTTTGTGCCCCTGCTGCATCTCCAAGCTGAATAATTACGTTTCGGTTTGCTGGAGCTGTAATTTGTACCGGTACGCCTGCCCCTGAAGTGAACAAAGGCGAGGTGACGGAGGTGGCAAGGGTGATTGCTGGGATCAAATTCAGTGTGATTGTATGACCAGCATTGACTACGCCAAGGTTGGTTCCACCAGCAACAATTATGTCGCCAGCTACAGGAGATAAGGAGTTGACAGTATCAACGTCTGAAGCTCCTGGAGAGGCCAGAGCCCATGTAGCCAGGCCAGCCGCCACGCTAGTTAGAATCCAGCATTGATTAGAAACTTTGTTCACCCAAAGTTGACCAACCAAATATGCTGTGTCACTTGTCGTTGGCGATCTTTTTGCTACAATTGGTAGTGGGTTTTGTTGTGTCAACCCATTCGGGCTTCCATAAAGTAAATTGGAAGCATTTCCACGTCCTGTCATAATTCATCCTTTTGTTAAGGTTGTTTTTTACTTAAACCTATAACAACATTTTTCGGATGTCAAAATAAAATTAGAATTTGGAAAAAATAAGATATGTATTGTACAAATAGTACAACACGTGCATACTATTGATTAACATGGAGGTAAGGATGCAAAAGATCAACTTGAAGAAAGCTGCACGAGAATTTTCTAAGATGGTACACTTGTCTTGTTACAATGATGAACGGTATGTTCTTTGTAAAAATAACAAGCCAATGACTGTGATGCTTTCATGGGATGACTGGCAGATCATTGAGGAACGCATGAGAGAAGAAGATGAAAAAAGGGAGTTGAAGGAGTAGGAGATGACAGATACTCAAATAAATATAAATGCATATTGGTTGATTATGATTATTTTTTGGATGTTTTTTTTAGGTTTAGTTATGTATACTAAATTAGAAAGAAAAATTCAAAAATCAGAAGATAAATACGAAAATAAAATATATCAACTAGAAAAGAAAATTATAACATTAGAATATAAAATTAAAGGTTAACTTATGGATTGGACTCAAGTACTTACGATAGTAGGCGCAATTTTGGCAATCATAGTGGCAACTGGATCTATGTTTTTGTGGTCAAGATCTGAATCTCGTGCAGATTGTAGAAGAATTGAAGATTTGATTGCTTCAATTTATAGAGAAATTCAAGCAGAGATCAAAGACTTCCATGGCAGGCTTTGTGCTATTGAGGAAAGAAAGAAGATGGGGAAGGAATAGGTATGGGCTTAATAATCGCAATATTTATCGGAATGATTTTATGGGCAATATTTGATACATTAGAAGGACCTCCTGTTAGATATTAATCTTCATTATTTTCAGATTCTTTTTCGTATTCTTTCTTAAATCTATTGTATGAATTAAGGAATCCTGCGGAGTTTTGTTTGGATGCATTTTTTACTAGATCTATATAATATTTTCTTAAAATAGGACTTTTATGCATTTGTCTTCCAATGGCTATAGCTTTATTTGTTGCAATTGCGCCAATACCAGCAACGCCACTTAACGGTGAAAATTTAGACACTCCAATTTCTGCACCAGCAAAAAGAGTCTTTATTAAGGAATCTTCCTTTAGAAATGGAAGTTTTCTTTGTATCCAATTTGTTATCCATTTACTATTTTGTATTGCTCCAAAAATTTCATCTCCCTTTTCTATATTTGGGTACCAATCTGGATGGGTTTGCATAGATTTTTTCATAAATTTTTTAGTTGCATCTCTAATTTCTCCAAATTTTCCCTTTGTAGCTTCAATTGCTTCAGCAGAAGATCCTGGTTCTTTAATTGAATATAGTCCTTTTGCATTTTCATTCAATTTTTTCTTTGCTTCCCATGCTTCATCATATTCAAGTGTACCATTATTAATTCTAGATTTTATTGCTTTAGCTTGTTCTATTGCTTTTTTATCAGACCATGTAGTTCCGCCTTTTTCCCATTTGGAAATTAACGAATCTAAATCTTTTTCATAATCTATAGCATCACCTAAAACACCTTTAATGTTAGCTCCTTCAGCCTTATTAAAATAAGAACTAGCTAATTTCTTGGCACCATTCCAATTAAACATACTAGTAAACATCATTATAGAAGATTTTGCTAATTCCGGTGTAACACCTTTGCCTAGATATTTTTCAGTTTCTCTTTTTGCAGCTTCACCACCCAATCCACCAATACCAGCGCGTAACAACTTTCCTTTAGTAAATTCTCCGCCATAGAGTATCTGACTAGCTGATTTTAAAGATTGATCAAAATAATCTTCTAAATCTGATTGAGGTTCAAAATATTGACCAGCAACTTTTTGAAGTCCCTTTTTTACTCCTTCAGATGAAATTGGCGGTTCAGACACGCCAGGAACATGAATATTGTATTTAGCAACACGTTTCTTTAACTCATTATGTTGTTCTGGTGTTAATTTTGTAGTTCCAATCCAGTTCATAATTTTATCAATTGGAGAAATAGATTTTGCTACTTCGCCGATGCTTTCTATAGTTTCAAGAGGAGCTTCAATACCGACTTTTTCTGCGGTTCTGGCAATATTTCGACCAATGAAATGTCCTGTAGTTTCTTCACCTGGCTTTGTTATTTCTTCTTGTCCTTTTCCAGAAGATTGATAAAAGGGTAAAATGCTTTCCGTTTTTTGTGTTGGTTGCATTTTTCGGGGCTCTGGTGACTCAAGTTCAGCATAAAAAGATTTTAATTCGGGCATATTATTCTCCAGGAGTTTTATAACCTAACTTAAGTGCAGTTTCTTGAACTTTTTTGGCAGTCCCTAAAATTTTATAAAGAGCATCACGCCTCCGCTTTGTCATATATGTACCTTCTGGAGGTCTTTTTGTGGATTTAAGCTCTACATCGCTAGAAAATTCGTCTTTTATTTCAGACAATTTTTCTGAAAATTTTTCTTTTCTATTTTCTGCATAATCCCCAAGTTTTTTGTATATTTCTTTTGACAAATCTTCATTCGGAACTTTTCCTTTTAATTCATCAAATAATCTAATTTTCTCACTCGCAAGATCGCTAAAAAACCTTAATGTTTCTAGCGTCGATAAATTTGATTCTTTAGATCTTCCTATTGTAGCAAACATTCGATTTATTCTTTGTTCTATAAATTGATTTAATGCTTTCGCTTTTATTCCTTTCAAACTTCCTGTTAATAATTCTTTATTTAACGTGTCTAACATAGATGCACTTGGACTTTTTCCTGGTTCCCAATTATAATGCGAAGCTAAATATTGAACTAAAGAATCTGTATCTCCTTCACGTACAATATTTTCTTGTAAATCAATATCTGCCTTTTGAATTAAAACTGACTCACGAGCATCATCAATTTCTTTAATTAATGGCTCAATCTTTTTATGTTCTTTTTCTTTCTCTTCTGCTTCAAACGCTTTTTGTTTAAGTTCCAATTGCTGTTTTAAAATAGGAATTTTCTGCTCTTTCTCACGAGCATTAATATCCGCCCTAGCACTTGTCATGAAATCTTTTCGTTTGCTTTCTGGCAAGACTGTATCAGCATAGGCATGAGCTTCCTCCAATGTCCTAACATCCTTTGGACTTTTAACTACTTGAATATCCTTACCTTTTATCCTTACTGTACGAAAACGATCCTCATCAGATGGAGGAATAGCAGGCTTAGGAAATGGTGGCGCCTCAGCAGGCCCTTTAATCGTTCCAGGTTGCTGCGGACCTATTTGGGAAGGTGGTACGGCTAATGGATTCACGGTCGTTGAACCTGGGGCATTTGGGAGGCCTCGCCTACTTGATTGTAAATTAAATCCTTGTTCCATTGGATGTTGGGCTTGTTGTCCCGAATCCTGTTGAATTAATTTAGCTTGATCTTCGTGTAGTTGTTTGGCATATTTAGTTGCTTCTTCAGGAGAATTGAAAATACCAAGATGTTTGCCTGTTTTTTTATATTGTTCAACTGTTTCTTGGTCGTCCATTATTCTTCCATCTTCACTTACAGTGGGAAGAAGAACTTCTTTTCCATCTATATTGTATGATCTCGAAGCGACAGTACTTATGGAACCATCTGGATTTCTTACACGCGGCCTATTAGCAAGATCAATATTCCCTGGGGTTATAGGTTTCCCATCTTGTTCTGCTTCAGGCGCAAATGAATCACTTAGGTGTTCTTTCAAATCACCTTGAAGATGTTCCAGCTCTTCTGGGCTGGGGTCCCAAGCAACCATTGATTTAGGATCAATTAACCCTGTCTGGTAAAGAAATCCAACCACAGCCTTATTGCTTCCAATACCAAGTTTGTCCGCCTTGGCCTGGGCATAATCCAAAATATTCTTCTTTACGCCTTCCTGCTTCCTTTCCTCTCTACGTACTTCCATTCGTTCTTGCAATCCCATTGACACCCCTTCAGAGATGCCCTGTCCTAAGCCTTCAGCGATTGCCTCGCCAACAGATCTTGTTCGTGGTAACGTTACAAATTGAACCATAATTCACCTATGTTTTAAAGGATCGCTGCTAAGGCAGCAGCTGCACCGCCTTTGCCAAGTGCACTTAATATTGGATTCAACATCCCTGATTTCCCTGGAAGATATGCATAATCAAACCCTGAGGTTCTCATCCCTGTGTTCATTAAACCTTGCCAAAGATTGGGCTGAATTTGCCCATATTCCATCGCGCCCTGTGCACCCTGTAATTGATTTTGTTCTGTTAGGCCAGCAAGTCGTTCTTCAAGTCCGCCAGCTTCCTTAGACATTGCAAGATTGAATGCCCCTGAATCCATTGCATCAGCCCCCGCGAAGCCTTCAGATACTTTGGGAACAATTTCTTCTTCAAATTGCCTCAGATAGGGAGCTTGCATTTTCTGATTGAGTTTTGATTCTGGGTCCATCAAATCTTGATAGTAATGCCCAGCTTCTCTAAATCCTTTGTCTTTCGATACATTAAATGCTCCAGGATGAATAGCTTGAATATAGTCCTTAAGTTTGCTTCTTTGCCCCTTCGTCAATGTCTCAAACGTTTTTAATTTTGATGCCGAACCAGAAAATTTTGACATATTACCATTCCTTCATTTTTTATTATGGACGTCCATAATTCAATTGCATTGGATATTGATTCATTGGGTCTACAGTCTTAATTGGCGGAGATTGAGGTTGTGCCGGTCGTGAAGCCCAATTCGATAATCCTTGTCCCGCCCCTTGTGCTGCACCACCTAATAACGCCTGTCCCCATCCTTCCTCGCCTGGCATTACCATAAATCCTTGCGATGGAGTCCCTAGGGAAGTATTGATCATGTTTTGATAGATATTTGGCTGGACCTGGGCATACTTCATTGCCTGCTGTGCTGCATTTCCCATCCCTTGTGTACGTAGGGCTGCCAGCCTTTCTGATAGACTTCCTGCTTCATGTTCAGCAGCTGCCTTTAACCCCCCGCCACCCATAGCATTTTGTTGCGCAAATCTTTGTGCCAATTTTGGCATTAGAGTTTTTTGAAATTGTTTCATGTAGGGTTTTTCAAACTTAGCATAAGCTTTGGAGGAGGGATTGAGCATATCCTTTACAAAATTCTGACCAGCCATGAATGTCTTATCTTTAGAAACATCAAAATCCTTCACATCAACATGTCGGGTGGTTTTCCTAAGTAATTTTTGTTGTTCTTTAGATAGAGTTTCTACTTTCTCAATCTTTCCAGGCGTTCCCTTCGCTCCTTTTGAAATCGATTTCCCTATTGGTTTTATTACTTTGTTAACTTTCTTTCCAATACTTCCAAAAAGCCTATGCGGCACATCCATGATTTTACCAAGTATATCAACCATATATCCCCCTGTTTTTTGTTATATTAGCAAGACTAAAAATTTATGGAGTAATGTAAAATCAATTTTTTAAGTATTCAAGCACTACTTGACCAGAGATGGTTGGAATTGCCGTACCTACGGTTCCATTGACAAGTACGATATTAGTAGAATCTATTTTAATATCAAATTGGTATCCAATATTTGGAACGCTAAATGCAGTATAAGGAATTGGCTTTTGATAATAAGTAGTATCAAGATAAGTGCCATATATTCTCGTCAAAATTGTCTTATTGCTTGGATGGCCAGCATCTGGCAGTCCTTTTATTCCATGAGGAATCAAAAGTGTTGCACCCCCAGCTATTACGCCAAAACTAAAACATTTCCTATATACATATTTCCTATTCTGATTATCTTTCAAATCATAAAATGTCTGCCCATTGAGCATCTCTGTCAGTTCGTATCTTGAAATCTCTCTTGAGTTTACATTTCTAGCTATATCAACATAAATTTCATGCAATCGATTGGAAAATTCCACACCTTCTTTAGGAAAGTTTTCAGTTGTAGGAAGGAAATTGTTTGGATTGTCTGGACCTTCGTAGGCTGTCGTCATTGTACCAACCTCGCATTTTTAGACAGATAGAAGGCTAAAGCATGGAGGGTGAAGATTTCAGTACTCATATCAAGATCTGGACGACCCATTTGTTCATCAGACATTGTCATTTCAAGAGTGAAGTTTTGGGCAATTGCATGGATGTACATTCTATGCCAAATCTTCTCTTGAAATTGCTGATAAGGAATAAGTGCGTTATTTTCTGGCTTGGTGAAAACAATATTGGTTCCCAAAACAGATGGTTGATCTGTCATGGAAATGCTTAAATTGGAATTTATGTAAATCTCTGCTATAAATTCTCCTGTAGGAGTGGTGGAAGTAAAAAAGTCGACAGATCCTAAACGGCATTGGCCAGAAGTTTCATAGAAAGGAGAAAATTCTTTTGTTATGATGTCAAATCTATTTAATACTGTGATTACTCCTCCTCCTATATAATCACCAACATATGCTGAAATATCCAATCCATCAAAAACTAAAGCGACAGTATCCCAGACTTCCAACGACAGTGTGTTTTGGTCAATAACCGTAACACGATAAATTAGATTCATTCCTGGAAAAGGAATGTTGTTTAAAATGGATGGATTGAGGGGACTAATACCCAGCACCCCAGATATTTTGATAAATGTACCTGTCTCGAGATTGTGGTTTGGAACCGTTATTCTACAAGGGATTGAAGCGACGTCGAGGGCATTTATGAATAAGGTAGGACTATTGACAGTAGCAGGAGCTATTGCAGGAGTTAGGGCAGAAACAAAACCAGCTTGATTTCCTGCCGCTATATTTGGGACTAAAGCACTAGTTGCCCCTTCATTCCATGTTTGGTATAAAGCAGCCCATGTATCATATCTCTCATCAGTAAAAGCAGCCCATGTTTCATCTGAATCTCGTTGATAATTACCATAACATGTAAATGAATCTTTGAATATTGCCCATGTCGCGTTATTATAATTGTAAACCAAAACCCTGTCTGGAAATTTCACTGTGTTGAAACTTGGGAAGGAGAAATAGGCTAATTCACTAACGAAGTCTCTTATTCCATAAACTCTGTCAGTGCCATTGGCGTTATTTTTTATTTTGAAGACTTGCTGAGGAATGTTTGTATCAATCCTATTAACGCTCATCCCATCGTCAACAGTAATACCTTTATCAGCGACAGAAAGGAGACCTTTACCAAACGTGATCAAAGAAAATGGACTTTCAGATCCTAAGTCGGTATCTATTTTTTGGAAGACGAAGGGTAAATTTTCATTTCCTGTGTATGAAAGTCTCCATGATGATCTTTCAAACTTAACAACCAAGATGTCTCTTATGAAAGCAACTGAGATGATGGCTTCATTTGTAGGAGCATATAAATACGAACCTTGGCCAGGAATGTCTTCTCTCCAAGCATTTATGTCAGTTGGGTCTCCATTTACTGACCACCTAATCTTATTTGGGTAATGAAAGACATTGTATATATCTGGCCCTTCCCAAAGATTCATTGCAATCAATCGAGATTTATATCCAATGAGAATTTTACATTGTTCAAGAAAAGTTGTTGGATTTACATGCGGCTCAAGAAGAAACCAGTCGCTTCCATCATAATAATTTATATGATCTCTGATGGAAGGGGCAATATTCTCAGCGTTATAATTTGTAGCCCAAAAAAACTTATCTCTGGCAAGCCCTATTGTTTTTGTATAGAAATTTGTTGTCCAAAAAAGCTGCCAATCAGCTCCGTTCCATGTAAATTTGGTACCAGAAGGAAGTTCAATAAATTGACCCATTAAAGTTGTATAAGCATATTTGGTGTCGAATGCAATATTCTGCTCATCGTTGATATTATCTGCTTCTCTTCGATTTAGACTCATGACGGGAAGTCCAGGAAAATAGAAGAATTGAACTGTTACATTATGTAATCCACCAAAAGGAGGAGCAAATGTTAATGATAAAGCACCAGTAACATAATTTATTGTGCCAGAACTTCCTCCCGCCTCTGTCAAAACTCCATTGCCCATAGGATCGGTGAAGATTCTTCCAGAAACAGTTATGACAACAGTGGTAGGTTGGATTTCTGCATATGGTTCAGGAAGGCCAAGGGCTGGGATAGTGGCCCTTAAATCAATGTTGGGATCACTGAAAATATCAGCTACTATGTATGATCCCCCAGTAGCTTGATTATCAAAAGTCTGAGTACCAAGGTCCCTCCTCAATCGTCCAATTTTTGTTATACATGGTCGTTTCATTACCTTACCACGCCAACACATTGCATCTTCTAAAGTCTGAAATGCTTTTTCTGGGGTAAGGAATGATTCGTAGAAGTTGTTTAACCCGCCATTTTCATCAAAATTACTTATGTAAAATGGTTGGTAACCCATATTAAAGCCTTTGCCCAATGGCCATCCAATAAAACTGGCGAGCACTGTCTGAAGTGTTTCTTAATGTGAAATCTGTTAGATTCACGGTATGGACATTTCCACTAACCACTTCTCCGCCATGATGTATTCCAGTAAGAACTATGCTATAAGGAGCGACAGTAAAAGTTTCGTCAAATGTTTCAACTTCATCTCCATTTCTTGCTATAACCCCAGAAATACCCCATTGAATAAGCAATCCTCCTGGCAAAAAGGAACTACCCAAGACTCCATCAGTTGGAGAATGGTAGTTGGTCATTAAAATTTCTGTTCCACTGCTTTCCCTTCTAAAATACAGTTCTGGCCTTCCATGCTGATTCTTACTGTAAATGGCACATTGTGTGGCTGCGGTAGAATGTGTTGATGCTGCCTGAAATCTACAAACTTTATGCAATCCTTTGAATGCAGAAGGATCATCAAAGGCATAATGATCAATACCAAAATATTGATTTGATAAAGTAAAGTTGTCTTTGATGATAGGTTGAGAGGTTGCTAATGTTCTTGTTGCAACTGGTTCGCCAGATATGAATGTCATATGCCACCAAATAAATTGTTAAAGTTCTGTAAAAGCCCTGTTTGCTCAGTGAAGATAGTCGCTACGCGCTCAGTTGAATATTGGCTTATAGTCCTACGTGTGCTTAGGCGAATTTGCTCATCTAGAAGAGGACGGAATTTCACTACGTTTTCTAAATCGCCATTGTCCTCAAAGATCTTGCCCGCTACTCCAAACGCTATCACCTGCCACACATCTTTCAATTCAGGCATATCAGCATCAGAGATGAGGTCATTCATTTTTTTAAATGCTTCAAATGAAACTGTGTAAGCTTGGTCTGGTATGGGAGAAAGAGTGATTTGATCTTGATAGAACAACGCTGATTGAGGACGGCTTGCGACATAAGGAATATATTGGGCATTGATTGCACCTCCTGCACTTACTGGACTGGTAAAACCTAAAAGACCAGCATTAACTGTGAAGGCACCAGTCAAATAATTTATTGTTCCCCTATTTAGGGCTCCTGCCCCTGAAGGATCAAATACATCACCTACAGTTGAATCGGGAGAATAAAGAAAGCCAAAACCATCATCTACAAGATTAGTCATTCCTCCCATGCCATTGTCTCCTGAAATAAGGATGCCATAAATCATGTAGTTCATGGGAATGGTGAGGCTACCACCAAAATTAGGGTAATGGCCTCTCATAGCTGGAATGTTCGTTAAAGTGCCTGAATAAGGACCTGTTGCGCCTGTACCTGTAGATACATTCTTTTCCATGAACGTCAATCGAGGATTAAACTTGAAAAAGCTATCTCGACTTTGCGACATGATGACTTGATAGCCCCCAACATAGACTGGGGGCATAGTTTCAATATAATAATCTGTAGGGAAATTATATGTGTCAACGTTAGGCTGAGTAATAAACTGATAAAGGTTTCTAAAACTTTCTAACTTTAAGTGAACTGGCATGTCATATAGAATGTAATTTTGAATATATTCATTCAGTTGCGTGTCAGTGATTTGATTGTCTGAAGGTCGAGCTGTCAATCTTCGAATCTTATCTTTTATTAACTGCCTGTCGACTACCATAATTATTTCTCCATACTGAATTCCAGCGATTCAAATGAACATCGTTGCTTGTATTTATCTGGCGATACACCAATGACTGGAAGTCCCTCTCCCATCATATTTCCTTGTTTCAAGGCTCCAGAAGCATCTAATTCAAGGCCATGTATCTTGAAGCAACACGTATTCGCTCTTTCAGAGGCTTGGGGAGCGAGAGGATCTTCCCCATTGATGAACCATGCTACATATTTGGGAATGGTATAGATTTTTCCATCTTCAAGAATCTTGTCGAAGATAGGAACATTTTTGAATTTTCCATGAATGATTGGTTGAGGTTCTCCTGGGTGATCAAGATTCCTGAACCTACCTCTAATCATCTTCATGCCTTCTTCTTTTACCTTGGCTAACAATGACTTCGCCTCGTCTTTTTGGCTAAATACAGGTTCAGAAGACAAAGTTTTAGTTTCATCCACAGATTCTTCAACTTTATTTTTCAATCTTGACATAACACCTCCTGGTTTATTTTTATTCTCCATAAAATAATTTTTATCACAATAAAAAAAATGGCCCCCAGAACGGAGGCCATTTGGTCAAATTCCAATTTTAATTAGATATGCAATCCTTTGTATGCTCTATAAGAATAAGTTACAGAAGCATCAAGAACCGTAGTGTCGATTTTAACCCCAGTAAACGAATCGTTTAGTCTGGAATCATCGAACAGTGCTCCATATGGTGCAGCTGCTGTTTCGCCAATTGGGATTGCCATTGGGAATGAAATGCCAGTTGCTGCAACAGCGGATGTTGGAAACGCAAATGCAGTAAACAAAGAACTATCAATATCAGTTGTGATAGTATTTGTAGCTGTATTGACGGCTACTACAGTAACAAGTAGGCCATTCATCTGAGGCATTCCCCATCCTGAAGGTATGTTGATACGCAATTTCTCGCCAACTACGAATTTGTGTGTGACGGAAAATTGAATTACAGCTGGATTTGCTTGTGAAATTGCTGTGATGTATCTACTTCTAGGATAGAAACGCCCTTCATCGAATGGAAGTTTCCGATAGAAACCGGCTGTCGCAGGAGCTGCGAACCCACCAGCTGCCACCAAATACCCAAATGACTGACTTACGCCAGCGTTTACCGCAGTAACGGTAAAATCCATTGTACTAATTTGAAGCATCCCTGTAGTACCATAAAGACGTACTATATCACCAATTGATCCTGTAGTTGCAGACGAGGCAACAGGAGGGTTGGCAGCCGTGATGGCTGTAATGGCAATTGGAACACCAAGGGGCTGCGCAGCTGAATCTGCTATGAAAGAAAATCCACCTGTTAAGGTCATGGTCTGTGTTCCAAAGGTGGCAGCACCATTTGTTTTTGGAATATACAATGCATAACCATCAGGCAGGGAGGAATATCCTCGCGCGATCATGGTGTGCGTATTTGCTGCAACACTTCCAAAATCAGTTAAGTTAAGAATCTCAATATAATCATAACCACAAGGTAATGAAATATATATGGGCACAAGCGTTGCCGCTGTGGAGAAAGTCCCTGATATCATTGCGTGAAGAGGTGTACTCATGTTTTTTCTCCTTATGCTAGGGTTACACGTAGGTTTAGGCACCATTGGTCATTTTCGATCAGGGGAATTTCGGCCATTTTCCATCCGCATGAGGCATTTAGCGCCAAAGGTGAGTCGTAGATAGCAGGACGATAGATAAATTGTGAATTGTAAGAATCTTGGTCAATTGCACAATAGCTTTCACGACCTACGCAGAAGATGTTATAGATATCCGCACCAAGTAAAGAGGAGGTCAAAGTTTTTGACCCTTCACTTGATAAAAGGAATCTAAGGTTGGCTACACAGCCCCATTCCGCTTCCAAAGTTGAAGCTTGGTTTGGATATTCCCATTTCTGTTTAAATCCATTGACAGTATCGATCTGGCCGATTAAATCCGTCGATCCTAGTGCAAAGTAGGCATCTCTTACGGGGCTTGTGCCAAAGCGATTCTCTCCAGGAATACCTGTGAGGAAGGAATAGGCATTATGCCCTCTGAGCGTACGGATAACGAGATCTATGTCTTGTCTCGAAACTTCTGTGGGAATGTCTCCATTTAATCCATTTGTGGCGTTGATTTGGGCCGTAGATCCTTTTAAATGATCCTTCATTAATTGATCTTCCGTCATACGAAGCGAAATGCCAAGAAGCTTAATCGCTTCGTTAAGCACTAAATCCTGCGCCTGGAGCGTCACCTGTTCGTTCAGTATCACGAAGCTTCCATAGAAGCTCATAGTTGCGTCCAAATTAATCGCTGTGAGCACTTGTGGAGGCGGAGTAATTCCAGTGTTACCCAATGGAACTGGGGCGGTTGCCAATCTGTTATACCGTCTCACACGTAGGCTAGTACCACCATTTCTCGGCATCGTTTTCAAGTCAGCCGGAATTTTGTGAATCAAATAAGGCACGGGGATGCTGAGTAACTTCATTGAGAAGCTCTGTTGCAAGGGTGCGCTAAGCACACTTGTGGTTGTTATACCCATAGGAAGTTCTCCTGTATACGAACCAGAAGAGTTTTATCCCTTACAAGCTTGCTGTACCTCTTTCCAAAATTGTGCTTTCAATTCGGCTGTAAGGCCATTTTCAAAAGCGTGTACATTGCCTATAGCACTCTGTTTTGTAACAGCATTTACCGAGA